TAAAAAGAAGTATTTAGACCAGACAGCTATAGCCATTGTCAAAGTAGGTGATGACAATAAATGGTGGGTTGATAAGGTTGACGCAGGAAGGTGGGATATTAAGGAGATATGCGAGAGGATTCTAAATCATGTCCGCTTATACGACATACAAGTAATTGGAATCGAAAAAGGTGCATTAAAAAGAGCGTTGATGCCGTATCTCACAGAGATGATGCTAAAGCAAGCAGTTTATCCCAGGATAGACGAAGTAGCTTTAGGAAACAAAAGTAAGGTCGATAAGATTATTGGTGCCTTACAAGGAAGGTTTGAACATAAACAGATAGAGTTACGCGATGGAGACTGGATACCAGCATTTAAGGACGAATTACTTAACTTCCCTACTACTGGCGTACACGATGACATGGTTGATTCTCTTAGTTTGATAGCTCATATAGCTAATGCAGCAGTGTACTTTGAAGACTACGACGATGATTACGAACCTTTAGACATAATATCAGGATATTAATATGGCTGATGATTACATGACAAGTCTTTTAGAAAGACTAGGAAGAAATAAGAGTGCTGAAGGCATTACACAAGACCCTTATGCTAATGTAACACCAGAACAAGCTAAGATGGTTGGAGAGTTTGCTCCTGTTACTGGAGAAGCTATTGGAGCTTATGATACTTACAACTATGCTAAAGAAGGAGACTACTTAAACGCTGGTATATCTGGTGTTGCTACACTTGCAGGTGCTTTGCCTGGTGTATTTGGTCTTGGCGGTGTAGTAAGGCAAGGAGTAAAAACAGCCTTAACAAAAGCAGCAACATCGTTAGATTTACTTAAAGCTAAACCAAAACCAATGGCATCATCAGATTCAAACGCTTTTGAAGTTTTGAATATTACAGACGATAGTAAAGAGGCTTGGAGAGATGCTAATAGATTACCTAACAAAAACAAACCTCCTGAAGAAGCTAGACAGGCTTTAATAGAACAAGTAAAACTATTAGAAGAAGGAAAAAGCACTCCTAATGAGTTTAGAAGATATGTTGATACGGAAACTCCTTACTTTTTGCATGATTCCGTACCTGAAGTAGATTCATTTGAAAGAATAGCTAATAGTCTTCCACAAGAAAGTTCAATTCTTAGAAATGGAATTATAGGTGTTAATAAACAAATACCAGAAGGAACTTTTGTAGGCTCTCGTTATGATGTTAGGGCATTTGAAAATTTTGGAACGTATGTAGGGACAATACACGATCCTGCTAAACAAGGAAATGTATATGGTTATTCTCCTACAGCAGCTTTAAAAAATGTTGTGTTTGAAACAAAAGAAGGTGCTTCTTTAAAAATCGCAAAAGGAGGTCAAAAGTCTCCTGTCATTAGAATGGAAGGAAACTGGGTAGAACATTCTCCTGAAGAGTTAAGAGCACTTGCAGTTGAAGCCTTAGAACAAAATAAAAACTTACCACTAGCAGAACAAGAGTGGGTTCAAGTAGCAGTTAATCCAGCTAAAGGAGCAAGTTGGGTAGCTTTAGAGAAAACAACAGACGGTGTAAGAGCAGTACCTATTACAGGTGCTACTGAAGTGATACAAATAGGTAAATTAGTAATGGCTAAAAATCCTAAGTTAAAATCTTGGGATGATTATTACAAAGGAGCTTCATTTGCTATTCCTGTTGCAGGAGCAGTTGGAGTTGCAGCAGGTGTAGGGATGCCGGAAGAATCGATGGCTGCTCAAGATGATGAGATGTATCAGAATCCTTTATTACAAGACCCTTTTGATTACGTTGGACCTTAATAGGAAATAATATGGCTGAACAATACAATGAAGAATTACAATCAGTAGAAGATTACGAAGTTACTGAGAGTGATAAAGAGCTAGTATCATTTGTAGTTGAACACTGTGACAAGTGGAGAGACTGGCGTGATACTAATTACGAACAGAAATGGGATGAATACGAAAGGATTTATTATGGCATTTGGGCCGCTGAAGATCGTACTAGGGATAGTGAGCGTAGTAAAATCGTTAGTCCTGCAACTCGTCAAGCTGTTGATAACAGGGTTGCAGAAACTATGGAAGGCTTTGCAGGCTCTGGTAAACTCTTTGAAATAGTCGATGACGGTTTAGATCAAGAAAGAGGTGATGTTGAGATTATGCAGAATCTTCTTTTAGAGGATACGCATAACAACGCATACATCAATAACATTACTTCTATTGTTAAGCTAGCAGAAATCTACGGTACTGGTATAGGTGAGGTATTAGTTAAGACTGAAATAGAAAGAACACCTACAACACAACCTGTTCCTGGGCAACAAGGAGTTGCTGCTGTTGGAGTAACCGAGCAAGAAAAGGTTGTAGTTAAAGTTAAGCCTGTACATCCTCGTAATCTTCTTATTGATCCTAATGCTGATGCAATTGATGATTCATTAGGTGTTGCTATTGAAGAGTACGTTAGTCTGTATCAAGTAGTTAAAGGTATTGAGTCTGGCGTTTATCGTAAATGCGACATTGAACCTCACTTTGAAGGCGATGACCTAGAAGTAGATAAAACAGAATCTACTGCCTTCCAAGACGATAAAGTCAAGGTTATGCGGTACTACGGTCTTGTCCCTAGAGAATATCTAGAACAGTTAGAAAACGAAGGCGATGAGGTAGTTGACTTGTTCCCAGAGGATTCTGCTGCCGATAGAGTAACTGATTTGGTAGAAGCTATTATTGTTATTGCTAATGATATACATCTACTAAAAGCAGAAGCATCTCCATACATGATGGAAGATAGACCTATCATTGCATATAGACCTGAGGTCCGTCCTGGACGCTTCTATGGCGTTGGAACGGTCGAGAAGGGATACAATATGCAGAAAGCTATTGATGCCCAACTACGGTCTCACATGGACTCTCTGGCGTTAACTACTGCGCCTATGATGGGTATTGATGCTACAAGATTGCCGAGAGGCATGAAGTTCGAAGTTAGACCTGGTAAAAACATCTTAACTAATGGTAACCCTGCCGAAATCCTCCAACCGTTTAAATTTGGTTCTACTGACGCTTCAAACTACGAAACAGCCAAAGGTTTTGAAGCAATGCTGTTACAAGCTACTGGCACACTAGACTCGTCAGAGTTGGTCAAGAGTGCAGCATCTACAGCAGGACAAAACAATGGTATGGGTATGTCATTGGCTATGTCAGCTATTGTCAAGAAGAACAAAGTGGCAATGGCATCGTTTCAGGATGACTTCATCATTCCTATGGTGAAGAAAGTTGCGTATCGATATATGCAGTTTGATCCTGATCGTTATCCAATGAAAGACTTTAAGTTTACTACGCTATCGTCTATTGGTGCTATTGCAAGAGAGTACGAGCAACAACAGTTGATTGGCTTGATGCAGACGCTTGGACCGCAGTCACCGATTGTTCCTATCTTGTTAAGAAGCATTATTGGTACATCAGGATTGATGAACAAAGAAGAATTAATGATGCAGTTAGATCAGATGTCACAACCTGATCCACAGGCACAAGAGATGCAACAGCAAGCACAACAATTACAAATGGCTCTTGTAGAAGCTCAAGCAAATGAACTAAATGCTAGAGCGCAAGAGTCCGCTGCTGATGCACAGGAAGCACAAGCTAGAGCACAGAAGTTGATAGTAGAGGCTTCGTTAATGGATGAGAAGGTTAAATCAGACATTATTAGAAATCTGTCAGCTAACATTAATGCTAAAGATTCAGCAGAATTTGAAAAGAGAGCTAAAGTTGCTGAGTTGTTGTTAAAAGAAAAAGATATGGACAGTAACGAAAGAATAGTTACTGAACAAATGCGTATGAAACAACAAAATAATGCTTGACAAAAACCTAAAAGTATGCTATAACAGTGGCTCATTATAGTAACTTAATTGAGGACTCCATATTGGATAAAGACCTGCAAGAGTATTATGAAGCAAGATTTGACATGATGTCAACTAAAGGATGGAAAGATTTACAGGTTGACATTGAAAAAGTAATAGAAGAAAGAAACAATTTACTGGCAACACAAAGTTTAGAAGAACTAAATTTTCGTAAAGGTCAGTTAGATGTCCTTCATTGGATTAGAACTCTAAAACAGATTTCAGAAGAAGCCTGGGAGCAACTAGAAGATGAGCAAAAGGATATTTGAATTTAGGTGCGGTGAAGGCCACACTGTAGAAAAGTATATTGACGAGGAGGTAAACACAATTGAGTGCCCTACTTGTCAGTGTGTGTCTCTTCGTATTATTTCTATGCCACGCATTGCGTTAGAAGGAGTGTCGGGAGACTTTCCAACTGCTGCTGATGCTTGGGCTAGGAAGCACGAGGAGGCAACAAGAATCGCCAACAAGCGCAGAGAGGGTTAGCGTCTGGTGATATTTTTTAATTCCTAGAATCACAAACGTGACAGGAGAATATATGGCTACATTTGAAGATCCGGTTCAAGAAGAAATTGAGTTTGACAACATTGAAGAACAGGAAACGGAAGCTCAAGAGCAGGTACAAGAACCTGAAGTAGAGACCAAACCAGAACCTGAGATTCCAGAAAAGTATCGTAATAAGTCTTTAGAAGACATTATTAAGATGCACCAAGAATCTGAAAAGCTGATTGGTAGACAAGCTCAAGAAGTTGGTGAAGTTAGAAAACTAGCTGACGAATTATTGAAACGGGAACTCTCTCAGAAGCAGTCTATTGAACCCCAAGAAGAAGAAACTGACGGTTCTTTAAATTATTTTGAAGATCCAGTAGGTGCGGTAAATAAAGCTGTAGAAAATCATCCTGCAATTCAACAAGCGCAACAACAGGCTTTTGAATACAAGCAACAGCAGGTAGCTCAAAAACTTAGGACTGAATTTCCTAATTTTGATGAAGTAACGCAAGATCAGCGATTTTTTGATTGGATTAAAGCGTCTAAGGTAAGAACTAAACTTTTTACTGAAGCGCACTCACAGTATGATTACGATTCTGCTGCGGAATTAATTTCGACGTGGAACGCAATGAATCCTGTGCAACAATCTACTCAAAACGATGAGATGGTTACTGAGTCAAGAAAGGAAACAGCTAAGAATTTGAAAACTGTAGCTGTAGATACTGGTTCACCTGCACCATCTTCAAGAAAAATTTATAGAAGGTCTGATTTAATAAATTTACGTTTGCGTGATCCCGCACGTTACGAAGCTATGCAGGATGAAATTATGTC